CTGAAAAACGTATAAACATATTATCTTGTGTAGATGAAGTTCCTATTGTTGTTTCTGTGCCAAAACAAATTACGTGTCTGTCATCACCAGATACTAACATAAATCTAGATTTAGTCGGTGCACCACTAACATTCGTTCTTGCCGCTAAATTACTTGATAATCCACTTGATGTATCCCAATAGTAAATACTACCATTAAATTGTTGTGCCAATACATCTTCACCCCAATTGTCCAAAGACCATTTACCAGATTGTAATAAAACACCGTCAGCTCCTGTAAGACCAGATCTAGTTGTGTCCCACGTTGATGCGTTCCAAGTACCAGCACCCCATCCGTATCCATATATGGACGTAGGTAAACCTGTGTTTATTTGATAAGTAGCGTTTGCTGTAGCACCAGTTGCATCAGAACTAGCTGCAGCACCTGCAATTATGGTGTAAGTGTTGTCACTAGGAACTGTTTGTATTTCAAACTCACCTTGTAAATTTGCTGCTGATATACCACCTACGGCGCCGCTTACACTAGCGATTGTAACAAAGTCACCTATCAATGCACCGTGGCTAGAGTCAGTTACAATTACAGAAGTTGATCCGTTTGTTGTTTCAAATTGTGTTATGTTGCCTGTGCCTGTTGCACGTGTTGGCGTGATGTCAGCGTAAGTGTTTTCTGAATATGCATACAGTTTTTTGTTTGTACCATAGACTGCATAGTTTACACCTTTAAGATCTGAATAAGTAAGAATGGCACGTGTTGCGCCAAGTAAAGCATCACTTGTTACTTTTTCCCAACCACCTATTTTTTCTGGTTGTCCATAACGAAAACGAATATTATCGCCATCTACCCATCTACCTTCTGCACCGTATTCGGTGTTTTGCTTATCTATGCCTGGGGCAATCTGTAGTTTAGTTAGTGGCATAGAATGGTATCCAGTAGTCTGTGCCGTTTATGTTGACACGAATATGACCTGTTAGCGATCCTACACTTGTATCTGTGGTAATGCTTTTTGTTTGATCCGATGCACTAGTGCCATCAAATCTTATAAATTCTTGATCTTCATCGCCTTGGTCTAATGTTAAAACTGCTACAGCACCTGATGCGTTTGCTTGATCTATTGTTACAAATGCACTTGTTGGAGACGATGTACCAAAACCTATTTTATCAGCAGAACCGTCAGAAAAGAAAGCATGTGTTAAAGTATTTGTTTCTATTCTAAAATCAAGAGAAGCACTAGAGTCATTAAATGTAAAACTACCACCATCAAAGTCAACATTACCAGTTGCTTTGACGCCACCAACAACATCTAATTCAGTAGAAGGTGAGTTTGTTTTTATACCTACACGGTCATTACCAGCATCAGTAAAAAATAGGTTTGCATCACCATTACCTTCAATTCTAAAATCTAAATCAGCAGA